ATAAAAATTCGAGCCAAACTAGTTCCCTTCACAGCAGTGGAGTTCCAAGTTAAGTTTTTTATAAAAAATGGTTTATTCAAAATTACATTGTAATCCATTTCCAATTTTTGAGGGACACATTCCATGTGAGGTGTCTTATTATAACGCACGGGCGGCTCGATAGCGGCACGCGTACGCACTGATGAGAAGAAATTACTAGCTGTATCATCTACAGTTTTAACGACTCCATTCTCATCTATAGGGACTGCAATTGTCTGCATGTCTCTAACTAAATTTGATTTATACATATTTACATTTTTTGGGATGAATTGTTTGTTTAAGAAATTAGCACGCTCCATCAACACGTACTATACTACTATTAAAATTTTGTTATAAAATAAACTCTCCATCGCTTCCTTTAAAAATTAATACAAAATAGGAATTCTAAAAACGTGTATATACTTGTTTAAATTATATATATTGTGACCCGCCCCAACTAAGTTTTAAGACATCTATATCCGGGTCTTTATATAGATTTTTCAGGTAAGAATTTGTCAACACTGCTATCTCGACTCCCCTCTCTCGTAAACGAGATAGAAAATCTTCTAATAGAGCTTTCCGATCTGGCCACAAATAGATCTCTCGTTGGTAAGTATCTATTTTAGCTTTCATCACTACGTCCATCTCCTTGTTATAGTCAAAGTAACTAATTCCACTTTGTAATGTTCTAAGCTCTAGAGGACAGACTATCTTACCCAACTCATCATGATAACGGAAATATCTCTTCAAAAAAGTTATATCTTGAATATCTTGGAACGGTTCGGCTATGTTATTTTTAAGACTATCGGTAAAGCCCATTCCCAAACTTTCAAAAAATTTTGTCATAGAGATTGCATTTAAGACCTTTAAATTGTCGTGTATACCAACAACTTTATCATCTCCATACACAAAATCCACCACATTTCGCAGAAACTTATTTACTGAAGTGCAACCCGTTTCTCTTGTATACCACATAGCAGTATAAAAACGGTTAACCAAAGAGTTCAAAATCGCGGTTAAATAATGACCTGAAGGCATTGAATGAGTTGTGATGTAAGTGTCATCCTGCACCGCAACTATCGAACGAATAGCATTTTCTAAAAGGACATCGGAGACCTGCTGATGCTCGGGTGGGATAAATTCTAGAATTACCTCCTTTATGGAGTCTTGAACCATATTGTTCATTGAGCCATCCCATTTAGCTATATCACCAGCAAAAACGCCCTTTGTAGATTTTAAAATGTCGTACATCTGCTGCCATTCAGTAAATGGATTTATTCCGACCATTATTCCGTTATCTCGCCTATTCATCATCAGATGCTCCACTAACCAACCAAAATATTTCTTCATTAGAACTTGGTGATGTATAGTTCCAACTCGAAAACTTCTAGGTTCTCCATCCTTTTCTACATTTCGTAGCTCGTCTTTTAAGGCTTCCACCCAGACTAATTTTTCCCAGTCAAAAGGACCGGTTTCCAAAGTTTGTTCAAAAAGTAAAATTTCATTTTTAAAAAGTGGTAAAAAAGATTTAGTATAAAATTTATATAATCTGTTTTAAGGGGTTTACATTTATAGCCATTGCTTGACTCTTTATTTAGACCAGCCAGCAAGCTGGTACCGCCAACAATCTCACTCTCCGTCAATAATCTAAAAGAACTAGATTTAAAGAAATTACGAACAACTTCTTTCCCAAAAGTTAACTCTTCGGTTCTAACTAATTGTGTTAAACCAAATGACTTCTTTGCGATGTCCTTTACCGTGCACTTACCATATTTAACTAAGTTGGCAGGTTTACGAGTTATCGGGTATAGCCCAAATAACGGGGAACGTCCCAGTGAACTATTACTAGCGACCGAAACGGGCAAGGATACATCAACCTTTATAACGGATGAGTTTTCGAATGCTTTATCGTGCAATGGGAATTGAAAATTGCATTATCATTAAGTAACAAATTCCCAATCTTTAAGATATCCGAATCTCCCCATTTCATGGCTACACCAGTTCCCTCTTCTTCACAACCTGCGACATGCATTCCTAGAATTCCCTCATTGTCCACTACCAAAGAACCACAAAGGCCCTTTCCGTGGACATCATACATAAACGTATCACCCTCTATTCTAGTTTCAAAACAGGTGTCATTCAGAGGTACGCGGTAAACTATAGCATCTCTCGAATGTAAAACAGTTGGTCTACAACTACGCATAACTCCATAAGGTGAAATCAAAACATAGTTATTACGACTAGTTCGGACGCGAAAAAAGTGTCCCATATTCTTGAAAACCGTTGCAATATTCTTGGGTAAACTAAGCACAGCTACATCACTCGTACGATTTTCGTACAAAACATTAACTCTGATTTTATCGTAGATAATATGATTACTTCTTTTATTACCGTAAACGGTAATATACATATCTCCACTATGTATGCAATGTGCCGGTACAACTACGTTGTGACCACTTAGCAGACCAACTACATGGGTGGCATGTTTTCCAGCCACGACAACTATTTCCCTCAGATTGTTTCGAATGCTAGCATGCATTGTATTTAGACCGTTTAAGTCGAATTTTTCGGACAAATCACTTTCAATACTAAAATTTGGTTTGTTTTTACGTTTATTTACACAACTTGTTACAATATAATTGACACCGTAACAAATTAACAT